AGCCATAATCAACCATTAATATCTCCCCAAGTTTTGCCCTTTTCATAATCAACTTTGTTGGGGACTTCCAAAGTTACAGCATTTTCCATAACATCAACTATTTGTTTTGCATGTTCTTCATCCCTAACACTTACACATAGTTCGTCATGAATTTGTATGTGAGCTACTATACCAGATTTGTAAAGATCTAACATTGCTTTTTTTGTCATATCAGCAGCTGATCCTTGTATTAATTTATTTAGTGCTTTGTAAGTATATGCTCTTCTAATTCCTGGTCCATGTTCCTGTAATGCATCTTCGTGAGGCAATGCTTTATGCATACCGAATTGATTTGGTTCCCACAAATGAAATCTACACAATCGTCCCAAGAGAGTTCG